CCTTCTGGTCTGCGCTCGGGGAATGGGCGATCGCGCAGTGGGTGGCCGGCGAGGGCTATAGTGACGGCTCCTGAACTTCAGCTCAGGGGCGTCCGCTGCGGCCGGCAGCGGTGAGGCTGACACCGCGTGAGGACCAGCCACCGGCCACCCCTATCAAGGCAGGATCCGGCTGCAGACGTACAGCGCGATCCAGCACGTCACCCAATACTCAAGCGACAAGATCAGGATGTCGTGCAGCATCAGCGCGCCAGCAGGTGGTCCAGGTATAGCTCTGCCTGCCATAGGTCGCTGCTGTACCGGCAGATCCCACCCACGCAGCTGCGGTAGTAGATCTCGCCATGCACCGGCATGAGCGTCTCGATGTAGCCGCCATCTCGATCGGTGCGGCTGATCACCTCCGGTCCGAACATTGCCGCTGCTCCTGCTGGTGGATCCACGTCTTCAGTCTGGCGACATACTCCCGCAGAACCTGCGCCTGCTGTAGGTGCAGCTCATCGCCGGTGCTGAACCACAAACTGTTGTGCCGATCGACAGCCTGCAGCGCCTGGTGAATCAGCGGACACCACGGTTCACGAATAGGCGTGTTCCATTCCCGCTTCGACATGGCACCAGAGCGGCCTCGCTCAGTTTGCCGGCAGGAACACCTCGCACCGTGTCGCGTAGCGACCACCGCTTTGCTTCGCTTCCGGGAAGTCCAAGCTGCACCGTTTGCGCGCTTGGTCCCATTGCACGCAGTCCCAGCACATCCGTGGCTCCGTCACCGGCCTGATGCGCACCACCGCTGCGCTATAGATCGAGTGAGCGCGCAGCAGCGCATCCTGCAGTCGGATGGCGCCGGTGTCGGCCTCAAGCTGGTGTTCCGGCTTTGGCCCGAGCACCACCCGGCAGTGCCACGTCCGATCTGCGCTATCGCAGAACAGCAGCAGCCTGCCGGCGTGGAGGCTGATCATTCTTCCTCGCCGTATGCCGGCTGGTGGTAGAGCCGCTCCAGCTGCATCGACAGCGGCTCCTGCTCGCCTTGGGTGACATAGCAGGCCACATCATCTGTAGGATCAGCCGCCACGAACACGGTCGGCCAGAGGTGTTCCTTCACCACCACCAGGCTGGTGCGAGGGCTGCGAACCAGGATCCACAGCGCCAGTCGCTCGATCAGGTTCAGACCCGGCAGGTGCATCATCCCTCCAGTTTGCCGAGCAGGCGGTTGAGATACCACCTCGCCTTGGCAGCGTTCACGGCCGGATCGCCCTTGTCCCACATTCTGAGGATGTAGCGGAGGACGTGCCCCTGGCAGTTGCCCAGCACCGGATCAGGCGCACGGGCGATGGCAGCCTCGATCACGTCGATGGCCTCCACCGGGCCGTGCTTGTAGTGCTCGGGATTGATCTGATCAGTCATTGACCCAGCTCCACTGTTCGCCGGCGACGATGCGCGAGGCGTGACGCTTGCTGATGCCATACCTGATCGCAAGTCGGCCGTAGGACATCCCCTCCCCGCGAAGTCGCCGCAGCTCACGAACCTTCTCAGGCGTCAACACTGCTGCGATGTTTTTTTCGCCACGGCCAAAGGTCTGCGGTGCTGGCTTGTTCAATCCTTCCCGCGCGTAGACCAGCAGCGGGTCATCGGCAGCCACATGCTCAGCCAGCCGATCGGCCAGCTCCAGGCACAATCCTCGCCAGTTCATCGCCACTTATCTCCCAGCAGCTGCTGACGGCAGACCTCAATCGCCTGCTGCGCTTGCTTCTGGCTGAACACCGACTCGGTGGCATCCATGGCGCGCACCACACGGGCGAGCAGCTCGGGATAAGGAGTGTCGCGGAAGTTGGCCGCCAGATCGTGGGCAAACTCATCCCACAGGCCGGTGTAAGTGCTGCGCAATGGATGGCCATAGGGGAGCTGATCGCGGCCGCTGTGCTGATAGAGGCTCTCCATCATGTCGGCGCGTTGCTGGTCCAGCTGGTGAGGCTTCATTGTTCGAGGTGTTGGCGGATGTGAAGCAGCTCAGCGCAGAGCTGCTGGCGGTTGCGGATGCCGGGCACAGTGCTCAGCTGGTCGATGCGGATGTCGATCAGCTGGCGTAGCCGCAGGCGTTCATCATGGCGCCCCTGCTGATAGGTGCCGCTATCGCTGAGCAGCTGCTCGAGGCGGTTGCGGATGTCAGTCACGCCACCTCCACCGTCGCACCCGGCCAGCGGTTCTGCGCGTAGCGGATCGCGTGCCGCTTGCTCTCGGCGCGCGTGATCCAGGTCATCGGCCTGGCGCCTACGGGGTAGACGATCAAGCGAAACTCCTTGGTGCGCACCTTCGGCCGCGGCCGGCTGATGCCGTCACCGTGCTTGCTGGTGGGTTCATCCTCTGCCCATTGCCAGGGCAGCATGGCGCCGATCGGGGCGTTAGGCATGGCAGTTCGGATCGGTGACGGTTTCAGGGTTCAGCCATTCCAGCTCTGACCACCACGGCAGCCAAGACTCGGCAGCGATGGCTTTGGCTTCGGTCAGGCTGTGCGCTGTGACGCACTCGCAGACATTGGCGCTGCGGATCTGAAAGTAGAAGCGGCGCTGCGTCACTTGCGCACCTCCACCAGCTGCTGAGTGCCGGAGTGGGTGGTGCCGGACTGGTTGCCGGATTCGATGCCGATCATGGCGAACACGGCCGCGACGATCAGCAGACAAATGGCGTTGTTAAGGCGATTGATCATTACAAATGCTGGTTTGCCCAGTCGATGAGTTCAAATCGGGTGAACGGACCTTGTGGGTCGGCGTCCGGCAGCTGAAAGGTGTAGGTGGGGAAGCCGTCGATGTGGCGCTTTACCCAGCCGCCTCGCCGGCGGATGACGTATTTGACGAACTTGACGGTGCGGAAGCGGTTGGGCATCAAACCACCGAGCTGAACTGGCCGTTCTCGTACTTCACCACCCAATAGGTGCGGCGACCGCGGGGACGCTTGAGGGTGAACTGAGTGCGAGCGTTGCCGTTGTGGGTGTAAGCCTCAGCCTTCAGGACTTCGTAGGTGATGCCTTCGATGTGGAGGGTCATGGTCGGAGAAGCGGTGGCCTTGTCGGCCGTCCCCTAAGTATGCACCGCCCACGGGTCACACGGCCAACCGTTGTGACAGTTCTTCACACGGCGTTGCTGCCGACCGCCAGCTCCACAGGCACCCGCAGAACGGGCACGCTTTTGTTCGTGTCCGGCGTGCGCGCCCACCCGATCGCCAACAAGCTGACAGGCAGCTCGACCGTGTACCAGACATGCCTGCACTCCACGCACCTCCGCTGGCGGGTCACCTTGTCAGCCTCTTTCCCGTTCGTTGCGATCGCCCTGATCTCACCGCTACCGCAGCGTGGGCACTCCATAGGTATCCTGAACATGTACCCCGCCACGGTAGCACTATGAACTTCGGAGAGTGGATGGCGGTTCAGCTCACGCCAGAGCAGCAGTTCGAGATCGAAAAACAAGCCCGCACCCTGCTCAACAGCAAGGATGCGGGCGCAATGGCCGCGGCTCTCCTCAAACAAGCCTGCTACCAGCAGCAGCTGCTGCAGCAGGCCGTCAATGAGATCGCGCGCCTCGAGTGTGAGCTGATGAAGCCCTAGAACAGATCAGCCTCGGTGATCTCGCTCACCACACCGTCAGTCGCCTTGGCCAGGCTCTGAGCCGCTTGCGCTACAGGGGCAGGAACTGGCTGAGCCTGCCCCTTGCTTTGCAAGATCTCAAAACGAGCGTTCTCCACAACGACAGCAAAGCCTTGCGTGCCGTCCCGCTTTTGGAATCGTTCCTCTGAGATCTCTCCAGCCACAAGGATCAGATCACCCTTGTGCATCCAGTCAGCAGCCATTTCGGCTTGCTTGCCCCAGATCTGCGCTTTGACCCAAAAGGGAGGCTGATCCTCGCCTTTGCGTTTTGGGCGTTTTACACCCAGCACAAGGTTACAGACCATCGTGCCGTTGTTAAACGCCTTCAGCTCAGGATCGCGAGCAAGGTTGCCTGTGACTGTTCCGTTGAAGCTCATGGTCTCGGTTGATTGGGTGGATTGTTTGGCATCCCGCGCAGGTTCCGAAGCTCATACGCCTCGACCTCCGCGACGGGATACAGCACGCGGCCTCCGATCTTGACGAACCTCGGCCCGCGGTTCTGGCTGCGCCAGTTGTCGAGCGTGCTCAGCGTGACGACACCACGCCACCGCTCAGCCAGCTCTCGCGGCTGGAGATAACCAGCCTCAGAAGATTTCGTCATCAAGCACTACCTCCTTTTCTTCTACTGTCGCCGTCTTGGCGATCTTCTGGTTCAACTCGTTAATGCTGGCCTTGACTGGTGCAGGCTCAGTGATCGTCACCGGCTCCACGTCCAGCACTTCCTCCTGCGTCTGGATGCCCACCAGCAGCTCCGGGATGTAAAGCCGGCCCCAGAAGGCTGCAGCCCGGTAGCGGATCATCAGCTCGGGCATGGTCTGCCACTTGCTGCCGCTCTTGGTTGCCCAGCCTTCCTTCTTGGCCATCGCCATCGAGACAGTCGGACCTTTGAGATCCTTCCCGCTGCTCAGCTCAGTTGCCTCGCAGTAGCAGGCCATGCTGTCGCCCTCGCCCTTGATCTCATACCGGAGCGGGCTGAAGCGCCCGCAGCCGTTAATCAGGCCGATGATGAACTGGCTGCTCCAGCTGGGGCGCCCGTGGATGATGTGGAGATTCTGCATGACCTGGAACGGGCTCATCCGCATCCGGTTTGCGATCTCCAGCGCCACCAGGCAGTTGGCAAAGCCCTGTTGCCCTTGGAACTGCGGCGGGATCAGCGTGCTGCTGGCCAGCGCCTTCGCAATCCGCTGCGCTTCCTCAAACGCCTGGATGCCTGAGAACACCGAGCCGCCGGGGCTGGTGGTCGTGAGTGCTGTGCTGTCGGTCATTAGAAGGTCTCGATCTCGGTGATGGTGGGCATGGATCCATCCGGCCGCGGCCGCATCCACGGCGGCAGGCTGATGGTCTCGATCTGGTCGCTGTAACCCGGCCAGCTGTTGGCGGCCTTGCAATCAGCCAGCTGCTGCAGATCGCGCGCGGCAGTGATCTGCCCCTGGGCGATCATCTCTGCATCGGCGGCGTAGACCGCCACGGCATGAGGTGGCTTTTTCTCCACGCAGATGAAGATGAACTGCTCCGGTCGTTTGCCGGTGGCGCGCTCGAGGCCGTCGAGATACCAGCTGGCTTGGACGTGGTAGCGGAAGTTGGCGATGCTCTTGCGGAACCCTGCCGGGCTCGCATCCTCAGTGGTCTTGAGATCCACGATCAGGCTGCCGTCATCGGTCAGCCAATCCGGCCGGCACTTGCACTGCAGACCCGTGGCCTCATCGGTCCACATGTGCGTGGTCTCGGCCTTGCCGGGCAGCTTGAACAGCAAC